ATACTCTCCCGGGAGCGGATCCCGCCGGTTTCAGGATGGGATTAGGCATCGTAGATCTCCCATTCGTCTTCCTCGGCTATGCCGAGTACGTCGTCTGGGCCTGCGACACCTAGCTTCCTTATAGCCTCAGGTCCCATACCGATAAGATATCTGATCGTTTCTGACCAGAATCTTCTCGTTAGGTACTTTTCATCTCGGGCCTTTCGACCTAAGATGATTTGGCGAGGGTCAAGGAGCTTGCTAACACGTCCGATGAATCGATCTAGTTGGTCAGCGGAGTAGTCACCGCCGAACACTAAATCGACAACATCGACAGACGCGTCATCAAGCCCTCTGACTATATCGCCAAGAGGCTCAAGAAGAATCCTTGATTGACACTGGTGGTATTCGGGTTGCCAGTCGCCACCCTGTGCAATTGGTTTACCGGATGACATCGCTCGAGATATCGAGGATATCATTCGGTTCGCCTCTTGCACGGACTTAGTTATTCTATCAAAGACATAAGTCTTGATAGCAGACTCTAGACCCTCTTCTGGGTAGTCAGCCCAGAAGAACCAGCCGGGCGAAAGCCCGGCTGGAGGGTCTTTTGTCCGGTCCCACGCAGAGGAAAGGTCGCGTAACCCCTTGAATGGGGGCGCGATTCCTCGTAGTGGGAACATTAACGAAGCCCACTCCTGCCGGAGAGGTAGGAGAGACTGGACGGGGTAGGGACTACCAGCACGTGAGTAGCCTCGATCCAGTGCGGATTCTATTGAAAGACGGAGACCTTGCGAAGTCTCCTCTCTCATTAGGATTGCATCTGGAGGTATTGGAGTATACTCGACTCCTTGTTTGCAGACTCTCTTAGCTAACTCAGCAACCGGGAAACCGGCTCCTGAGGCTTCAGGAATGAAGCTCTTAGCGTTAGAGATTTCTACACCAAGGTTCTCGAGTATCTTCCTATACTCTTCAGCCACTCGTCGGCTCCCCATGATGCAAACGTCATCACCAATGATTCGGTAGTTTCTGAACCAGAACACACTTCCTTTCCTGTGGAATCTATTCCACGAGTTAGGATATGCGTTCCGGTAAGCCACTTGGATGATTGCGTGGTGTGTTATGGCGAACACCCCCCACGAGCTTAGAGCTCCTAAGGGTTGTCCGACAGACCACCTCACGCGTTCACCTTTTGGCCCCAGAAACTCCCGGTCGGTGATGATGCTACTCCAGAGTTCACCGATCCTTTGGCCAAACATGGCTGCCACCGTCATCCGCTGTAGATATACAGGGAATCGGTCGGTAGCCGTTGTTAGATCAAAGGAGAAGAACTCCTTGTTACGGTCCAAAGTCGCCATGCGTACGGCGTTAAACGCGTGCGCGTGGTTATTTGTACCATCGCAAGGATGGCTCTTAAGCCAATCCATGACATAGTCGTGAATTGGTTTCAGTGAACACTGAGTGAAGTAGTCACAAATAGCGAATGGTCTTGCCTTAGCACCACTCTCATACTTAATACGTATGCGAGAATGCTCAGGTCGACGATTCCCTGATTTGTGATTTACATCATAGGTCACGTCCGTCTCAGCGAGAAGCTTCACGAGTCTAATAGATCTGGTTTCGATCGCAAGATCCCTAATGTACCCTTCCAGGGGAGTACCCATAATGGCCAAACGGTCAATATAGGCACTTCCTAGGGCAGGTCCATTAGGACCATTTCTACCAGACACGTGAAACCCGGGTTTTAGGCGCGCTTTGCGTCTGTCAAGGTTACCAGATGGAAACATCTGGGCCAAGACATTCTCAAAGACACCTAACCACCTTGGGCTCTCTTCTCCAGAGTACGGATTCGTAATACTCGCGAGCGAGTACTCGGCTTTGCAGTCCATCAGCTTATAAAGCTGAAGGATCGTTAAAGCCGCTCTGGATTCATTTGGAATCCCCGAAGATAAGTAAGATTCGAACTCCCGTATGACTAACGGGAATCCGTTCTTATTTACCTTTGTGTACGGAATCGGTTGCTTAGGAGCACCTACAGACCAGCGCAAGCTGAAATCGTAGAGACTCTTAAACTTCCGGACTGCGTTCACAGTTCCCTCGGACATCGCTGTCCGTTGGAACCGGCTATTCCAAATCCGAAAGAGTCCCAAAGTGTCGACATCGAGGATCTCCTTGATAAAGGATAGCAATATCCTTAACCTTCGAGATCCCTTTCGACCCCGGAAATGAGGTATT